CCAGCCGGGTTATCCGGCATCAGAGTGTGACGAGGTGCGGATGGCGGCGAAAGGGAGTGATGGATCGCCCCGCCAACTTCGCAAAGGACGGGCTCCCCGCGCACCAGCGGCGCTAAGTCGAGCCGAACGCAATATCATATGGGTGGAGCGCTTCTGCCGAGTGCCGGAAGGCAGGATGGTCGGCAAGCCAGTCGTCCTCCGCGAATGGCAAAAGGTCGAGATACGGAAAATATACGGCAACCCGCATGGGACAAGGCGGGCGATTATCTCCTTCGGGCGAAAAAATGGGAAGACCGCGTTGGCCGCGTTCCTGCTGCTGCTCCATACCTGCGGCCCCGAGGCACGGCCCAACTCGCAGCTCAACAGCGCGGCGCAGTCCAAGGAACAGGCCGCAATCCTGTTCAAGCTGGCGGCCAAAATCGTGCGGCTGTCGCCTGATCTGAACGGCGTCGTGGTTGTGCGCGACACGATCAAGGAATTGTTCTGTCCCGAACTGGGAACGCTCTACAAGGCGCTCAGCGCTGAAGCTTCTACCGCCTACGGTCTATCGCCTGTCTTCATCGTTCACGACGAATTGGGGCAGGTGCGCGGGCCGCAGTCGGAACTCTCCGATGCACTCGAAACAGCCGTTGGCGCTCACGACGACCCGCTGTCGATTATCATTTCGACACAGGCACCGACTGATGCCGATCTGCTTTCGGTGCTGATAGACGACGCACTGCAGGGGAATGATCCCAAGGTAGTGGTCAGCCTCTACACCGCCAGCATGGACATCGACCCCTTCAGCGTGAAGGCGATGCGCCAGGCGAACCCGGCGTTCGGGGACTTCCTCAACGCCGAGCTGGTCAAGGGCATGGCGGAAGATGCGCGGCGTATGCCGGCGCGGGAGTCGCAGTATCGCAATCTGGTTTTGAACCAGCGCGTCGAAGCTTCGACACCGTTCGTCAGCCGATCGTTGTGGCAGTCGTGCGGGGCTGAACCGCTGGAGTTTGAATCTGACACCCCGCTCTATGGCGGGCTCGACCTTTCGGCAGTGAACGACCTCACGGCGTTTGTGCTGATCGGGAAGATGGACGGCGTCTGGCAGATCAAGCCGACGTTCTGGCTGCCACTCGACGGGCTGACGGAGAAGGCCAAGAAGGACCGCGTTCCCTACGATGTCTGGCACAAGGCCGGGCATCTGCAGGCCGCTCCGGGCAAGTCGGTCGATTACGAATTTGTCGCGACGTTCCTTCGGGAACAGTTCGAGACCTACGACATCCGCAAGATCGCATTCGATCGGTGGAACTTCAAACATCTGCGGCCGTGGCTCATCGAGGCAGGCTTCAGCGAAGACGAAATCGAGACGCACTTCGAGGAGTTCGGGCAGGGCTTTCAGTCCATGAGCCCGGCACTTCGTGCGCTTGAAGGTGAGATTTTGAACGGCCGCGTCGCGCATGGGAACCATCCCGTGCTGGCGATGTGCGCTGCTAATGCCGTGGTGGTCTCCGACCCGAGCGGCAACAGGAAGCTCGCCAAGGACAAATCCTCGGGCCGCATCGACGGCATGGTGGCGCTGGCTGATGCGTTCGGCGTGGCTCCGCTCGATGAAGGCGCTGCAGAAGAGTCGTTCTGGGAAGCCGCCGTAGGAGCATAAATGGCAAACTGGCGGCTTTGGCTTGGCGAGAAAATCGCCGGGGTCAAGATGACCTCGCTCGATCTATTCCGCGAAGTGTATGGCGGCCGGTCCTCCAAGTCGGGGGCGACCGTCAACGCGGCTGCAGCCCTTGAGGTGTCAACGGTTCTGGCCTGCGTTCGCGTCATTGCGAACGGCGTGGCGCAGGTGCCGTGGCCTCTTTATCAGGACGCAGACGGCAAGCGTCGCAAGGCTAACGAACACGCGCTTTATGGGCGGCTCTACCGCCGCCCGAACAAGTGGCAGACCAGTTTTGAGTTTCGTGAGACAATCATGTTTCACGTGCTGCTCGGCTATAACGCATTCGTCTTTATGAACCGCGTCGGGCTTGACCGTAAGATCGTTGAGCTGGTGCCGATCGAACCGCACCGCGTCGAAGTCAAGCAGCGCGACGATGGTTCGCTGGAGTACGTGGTCAGCGACGGCAAGGGCGGCAAACAGTCGTTTGGCTCCGACGCCATCTGGCATATTCGCGGCCCGTCATGGAACGGCTGGGCCGGCATGGACGGCCTGAAGCTGGCGCGTGAAGCCATCGGGCTTTCGATCACGCTCGAACAGGGGCAGGCAGAGTTCCAAAAGAACGGGGCGCAGATTTCCGGCGTCCTGTCTATGACGCAAAAACTTAGCCCGGAGCGGTTCACGTTTCTTGCGGCTTGGCTGGATAAGCACCTGCCGGGGGCCGAACGGTTCGGCAAGCCACTGATCGCCGACGACGGCGCAAAGTGGAGCGGCACGACGATGAGCGCTGTTGACCAGCAGCTCGTCGAAAGCCGGAAGCACCAGATTGAGGAAATCTGCCGGGCGTTTGGTGTCATGCCCATCATGGTCGGGCATGCCGACAAGACGGCAACTTATGCAAGCGCGGAGCAGATGTTCCTTGCGCATGTCGTGCATACGCTTTCGCCCTGGTATCAGCGGCTTGAGCAGAGTGCGGACGTTAACCTGCTGACTGAGCAGGAACGCGAGCAGGGCTACTACACCAAGTTCAACCCGAACGCGCTCATGCGCGGGGCGGCCCGAGACCGGGCGGAGTTCTACAAAGCCGCGCTTGGCGACACGCAGCGCCCGGGCTGGATGGTTCAGAACGAAGTCCGCGCGCTCGAAGAATTGGACCCGGTTGAGGGAGGGGATGCGTTCCCCGATCTTATCACGACGCCGGAGCCAGCGCCGCCGCCGGATAACTCGAAGGCAAATGCCGAGATCGTGCGGGCGATTGATGTGCTGGCGGCTGAAGTCCGCAAGTCGCCGCCGCCTGTCATTAACGTGGACGCGCGCACGGACGTTAAGCCCGCTGATGTGCGGATGACGGCACCGAAGATTGAAGTTCAGAACATCATGCCCAAGCGCGGCGTGACCAAGAAAACCGCACAGTTTGACGATCAGGACCGGCTCGTCGGCATGATCGAGGAAGAGGTTGACGACGATGCCTAAATCTACCCTCACGTGTAATTCGATCCTGGCGCTGATCTTCAACGCCACGGCATGGGCCGATATTGCGCAGAACGACGGCTCCGGCCCGCTGACGGACCTGTATCTGTCGCTGCATACCGCCACGCCCGGCGTCGGCAACAACCAGACGACGAACGAAACGGCATACACCAACTACGCCCGCATCGCGGTTGAGCGCACGACCAGTGGCTGGGACGTACCGGCCTCGGGCGCAACGGCCAATGCGGCGCTGGCACAGTTCGCACAGTGCGGCGTGACCGGCGCGACCATCACCCATGTGGCCATCGGCACGGCGTCGAGCGGCGCGGGTACGGTGCTCTACGCTGGCGCGCTATCGTCCTCGCTGGCGGTTGCGAACGGCATCCAGCCGCAGTTCGCGGCGGGCGCTCTGACGGTCACGGAGACCTGATCGAATGACGACCTACACATGCAAGGAATGCGGCAAGCCCGCAAAGATCGTCAACGGTAACCCCGTTGTCCCGTGCGGCCATAAGGGCGGCCTGATCGCGCATTTGTCAGCCGTGGCGACCGGAGCCGGCGGCGTTAAGTGACTTTCACCAGCGTCACCCAGCTAGCGGACGCGCAAACGGAGCGGTCTAAGTATCTATCGTTCCGCAAGGTGCCTGCCGTCATTACCGGCGCGGGCACTTGGTACGATTACTCGATGTCCCCGGGCAATCCGACGCCACAATATTACGCGGCTGCCCCGCTGACTGCGCAGACAATGGCGCGATCGACGGACGGCGGCATTCAGCATGGCGGCAACGTTAGCCCGCTGGCCAAGTATTTGCGCAAACTGACGCTGATGTCGGTTGCGGCCGCGGGCGTTCCGCAGCGCGTGTATATGCTGGACTACCTCATGTTCTACCCATTCGTGGACATGGGCACGCCAGACCAACAGGACATGACTAACACCCAGACCTTGCCGCGCTATACGGACGGGGCCGGGGTGCAAATGATGGCGGTGCTCGTTGCGCCGCACGGGCTGGCCGGTGACACGTTCTTCGTCACCTACACCAACCAGGACGGTACTGCCGGGCGGGTTACACCGCTCCACAGGATGTCAACCGCGATCTCGGTCAACGGCACGATCCTGACGACGCAGCAGACTGGAACCTCGCGGTTCGGCCCGTTCATGACGCTGCAGAGCGGCGATACAGGGGTGAGGTCCATTGAGGCTGTGCAGTGCACCGCCGGCACCGATGTCGGGCTGTTCACGCTGGTTCTGGTTCAGCCGCTGGCAGAGATGACGGTGCGCGAGATCACGGCCCCGGTCGAGAAAGACTTCTACCTCGAAGCGGGCGGGAAATTGCCGCGCATTGTGGACGACGCCTATTTGAATTTCATCTCGTGCCCGAACGGTTCGCTAACCGGCGTTCCGCTGTTCGGCGACGCGACCTTTATCTGGAACTGAGGCGCAATGGCTGGCTTTACCTCCCTCGATGATCTCGTGAACGAGATGACTGTCAACTCCAAGTTCGTTCGCTCAGACTGGAACAAACTGACGCATGCGGTCGGCACTCAGGCGGCGGGCCTCTGGTATGCCTTGCCGCATAGCACGGGTAATCCGGCGGCCATGACGCTGGGCGCTGTCGGCACGAACCTTGCGTTTCATATTGCCTATGACCGCACTCAGGGCGCAATCCCGCACGGCGGTTATGTCTCGCCCGACACCAAACACATCCTCAACGCGAGCGCGTTCTCCGCCTCTGCAACGACGATGCCAGCCGTGTTCATGCTGGTCGATATGCTCGGCTGGTACCCGATCACGACGACAACCACTACCGGCAACCAAGCGCTGATTAATTCGCGCACGTTCACCGCGACGGCGGCAACGCCCACGGTTGTGACCCTAGCCGCTGGCTGGGACATGCAGACGGGCACGCCCATCCGGTTGACGACAACCACCACGCTTCCGGCGGGCCTGTCGCTCGCAACCACGTATTACTGGAACCGCGTATCCGCGACGACCGGCAACCTTGCAACCTCCTATGCCAACCTTGCGGCGGCGACTTACGTTGCCGCGTCCGACACCGGCACGGGCACCCATACCGCGACCCTCTACCTTGGCGACCGCGCTCCTTCGCATGGATCTGGCGTACAGGCTTACCTGACGCCCTCGGTGGCGCTCGGCGCTGGTACGCCCAACATTCAGATCACTTACACCGATCAGGACGGCAACACGGGCCAGACCACTCCCACGACGCTGCCGATCTCGAACGCGACCGCACCGATTGGGCAGATCGAATACTCCGGCACGGCGGCGGGCAAGTTCGGCCCGTTTATTCCGCTCGCGGCGGGCGACGGCGGCATTCGGTTGGCGGAACAGTTCAACTACAACGTGACCCATACCTCGGGGACCACAAACCTCGTGCTGTGCCGCCCGCTTCTGACCCTGCCCATGACGACTATTGGCGTGGCGGCGGAACGCGACCTGCTCAACCAGTTGCCCTCGCTGCCGCGTGTTTACGACGGCGCGTGCTTGACCTGGTTGATGTACGCGGGTGCGGCAACGCCGGTCACCTCTGGGTTTTTTGGTCACATCGATTGCGCTTGGGGATAAGTATCTGAATTTGCTAAGCAATATCGGGTGTGGTATCTAGAGAAATGCCAAACATTTACGCTTTAGTTGATGCGGGAAGCCCTGAAAGCTACCGCTACATCGGGAAGACGGCGCTGTCCCTTGAGGCAAGGCTTTACCGGCATGTGGACTGCCGGAAACATGACAAAAATCTTCACAAAACGCGGTGGATAGAAACGGTGGTTGGCGCTGGTCGCAAGGTTGTCATCCTCTCCCTTGAGGAATGCCTCGGCGACGACCTTGACCAAAAAGAAATCTACTGGATCGCAAAGGCGCGCGCTGACGGTCACCCTCTCACAAATCTAACGGCAGGCGGTGAAGGTGGGAACCCAAGCCCTGAGGTGCGCGAAAAAATCGCGGCTGCCCTTCGTGGGCGCAAACGTCCGGCGCATGTTGTCGAGGCCTTACGACTAAGCGGGCTTCGGCGCACAGGGGAAAAGAACAGCAACTTCGGCAACAGGTGGAGCCAGAAGCAGCGAGACCATCTCGCATCCATCAAAAGAGAAACGTACAAAGGCAGCGGCAACCCATTCTCCAAACTCACGGAAGATCAAGTGAGAGGCATCTTTGCCGCACGGTTGGCAGGGCGGACCCAGAAAAGTATCGCAAAGCAGTATGGGGTTTGCGAAGGGTCGGTCCAGAACATCACCAGAGGAAGATCGTGGAAGCACCTTAACCTCGGGTGCATCCCGTGCTGATCGGGAATTACTCGGTTCTAGCGAAACACCCGGGCCGCAACATCGGCGGCGGGGCTATCGGGCTGGGTATGAACCGGGGCGACCGCAACAAGAGCAGCATGAACCGTGGCGCGTTCACGAGCCTGACGTGGGACGAGCTAAGCGGCGTCCCTGACGGATACCGCCCTCCCTACACATGGGTTATCCCGATCAAGGCGGGCGGGCTCGCGGCGCGTAACAACCTCATTGGCGCGGGCGCTATTGACGATCTGAACCTAGCGGGCGGGCTGAACGGCGAAGCCCCGCTGGATGGCGCGGGCGACCTGACCGGCACGGCACAGCTCATCATCTCGATGGTCGGTGCACTCACCGGTTCGGGCGACATAACCAGCGCGGCCATTCTCGCTGTTCTTAATCTCGCCGCTGATCTTGCTGGGTCAGGCGACATAGACGGGGCGCTTACCGCCCTAGGCAACGCGCTGGCGGCCCTGACGGGCGCGGGCGACGTTACCGTAACGATCAACGCTCTGGGCGAGCTGGAAGCGGCCATCGTCGTGACGGGCGATGCGCTTTCAACGGCCAACGTGGCGGCGGCGATCCTCGACGCTGTGGACGGGGTCGAGACTGGGCTGACACTGCGCCAGGCGCTGCGGGTTATCGCGGCGGCCACTGACGGGCAAAACTAGGGA